CTTTATCTTTAAGCCCTTCTATATCCCCAGCCTCTGAAAGGTCTATTAGCTCTTGTCGTGTTTTCCCTGTGAGCTGTTCAGACATCAAGCTGTGCTTGGCTTCAGTCATTTGGGTTTGCTGTTTCTGGGCGGCTTTAATCTGGGCATCTATGTTGCGTAGATCAGACGCACTCCTACTACTCTCACCTGTTACAGGGTCCACATACCCAATCGATCCACCAGCGGCTTGTATTCTTTCCTTAACCCTATGAATCGAATCTTCGATAGTGTTCTGAGGGTCATTCCTAGCCATCTCCACAGCTTTGTCAACAGCATCGTTCAGATTGCCAGAGGAGACCTCATATATTTTCGGTTCACCTGTAACTTTGTCTTTACCTACTGATATCTTAGGCATCTATACTCCACCCTCAGTACCCTGAGCTCCCGGTCTGGGTGCTCCCGGTGGCCTGTTAGGACCCGGGTTACTTATACCCTGTGGTGGTGTTGCGTTCTGTGCCATGAAGGGTAGTGCTTGGGGAGCCGTGCCCCCTCCACCCCCACTACCCTGAGGAGGTCCACCGCCACCCTGTGGTGGGGCACCTCCAGCTCCCGGAGGCTGTGCTACAGACTGTAGTTGCATCATCTGCAACATCTGCATCATCCTCTGGAACTGTAAGTCTGCTAGGTGGAGTTGAGCCAGTTCAGGCTCACCCTGTATAGCTGATGACCGTGCCAGTGAGAAGCTCATGGCCGCAGGAGAGGCCAGCTTGGCCTGCTGTTCTTCGATCATGCGCTGTATCTGGGCGGCGTCCGGTAGTTTCAGGATAGAGTCCCGTATGTAGCGGTCAGGTAGTAAGGGGCCAAAGTCACCACTACGTGCCTGTTGAGCCATTGCCATACGGGCAACGTCATCCTGAGGTAGTTCTGCGTTCATGGCTACTGTAGGCGGTGGTAAGTTCTGCATCATCTCAGGCCTGAAAGTTACTTGCATGTAGTCACGGTTGTTGCCAAAACCCCGTAGAGTCATCGGGTTAAACCGCCCTGACATGAACTGATCTACCAGTAGGCCTAGAGCACCCTTGATAAGATTCTGTATACACTTGGCTATGGGTCCCAGCACTGTTATGTGTTGCTGGTTAAGCTGGGTTATTGCATAGCCTGATATGGCTACGTTCAGTTCACCATAGGAGGTGTAGGGTAGGGCACCACGCTGTAGCATACCTGTTACAGTCTGGGCCAGTAGCGCTACGTCCTTGGTGGTTTCTATATGCTGGAGGGGTGTGAACTTGTCCTCCTTGGCTATAGTTATGACAGCATCTGAGGAATTGGGATTCTCTTCCAGCTCGTCACCTTCCTCGTCCGTGTTGTGGATGTAGGTCTGGTGGAGTTGCTTGGAAGCCAGTTCCAGATAGATGCTCATAATCTCGTTTACTGAGTTATAGATCTGCCTGTTGGGGGCGAATATGCTTTCCCCGTAATCGCCTTCTGTGTCGTTGTCCTGCCCCTCGTACTCGTTCTCTGCCCATACACGTGGTGTTGGGCCTACGGGTATTACCATGGCAGGGGTTCTGGGTGAGCCGTGCTCTATGGCGGCTTTGAGTACAACGCCGTCCCCTATGACTGTATTGTGCTGGTTGTCGTAGAAATCATAGATGTCCATTGTGTCTTCATCGTTGAAGTTGGACAGGTTGGCTTTAGGATACTCAGAGCGTACAGCCTTGGCAGTGCGTGTGGACTTGTAGCATATCCATTCAAGTCCCTCATCGTTTGTCTGCCAGTGTACGTTACGGGCGTCCCAGACCTTGATGTCAGGGTAGCTGGTGCCGTCTGGTTTATTGCGTAGTAGGACCCGGACAGCGCCCCATCCCCTTATAGGAATCAAGCCTGCCAACTGGTCCTGTAGCTCAGGTTCTACCCTGTTGCGGAACTTCTCGTTTACTGACTCCAGCAGGCCGTAGTAGAAGCGTTCTGCTAGATCGTAGCGATAGCGCTCCTGTTGCTCTGCCATGCCGTAAGGTACCTGTATCAGGAGCTTGGCTTCTGACAGCAGGGATACGATCTTCTGATAGAAGGTTCTAGGTTCATTGCTGGTAAAGGAGCGGAACTCAGTACCTAGTTCACGCCCCTCTACGTCTGTATTTGAGTTGTATGGCTCAAGCCTTAGCAATCTCCTGTCAGAGTCCATACGTTCCTGACGGGATAGACTTGCACGTTCTACTTCATCTACTAAGTCTGTTATCTGTGTAGCTGAGCGTCTCATCAGTAGTACGCCTCACTTTCCGATGTAACCGGGGGTTCTACATCATCTGAAGATACCCTTTCATAGTCCCCGGAGTCAAACTGGTTATCCATGTGATGTACCATCGAACCAGGGACTGTGCGTGAGAGTAGGACTATACGATTACCATACTTCTTCATTACGGTGAACTGCTCCCTGCCGCTTGAACGGTTGGGGCTAGTGAGTACGTCTCCTACTTGGACATCTGTATATAGAACCATTATAGCTTAGTAACGGGAGCCACTTACCTGCCCCCTTCTCCCACGCCTGCCGCCAGTGCCGCCACTGTAGATTCTCATACGCTCCCTGCGGTTGCGGTTAGACGTAACATGAGAGAAATTATACACCAGACCACGCCCTATTGCCTCTATACCGTGGTTGTTGCTGTCATCTGGCTCGTTGCCGATAGGTTGACCGTTACGGTCTATCTTCCAGCGGTATACGCATTCTATGTGCGGTGTGAAGGGATTGGAGGCACAGCCGAACTCGCTAAGGATTCCCTGACAGGCAGAATCTATCAGGAGTTGAGGCGCACCCGTGGTAGAATCTGCCTTCAGGAAAGATCGGACACGCTCTACACGGGGCATAACACGCTCCCTCTTCGTGTATACACGTAAACCCGTAAGGCGTTTCCATATTTCCTCGATGGAGGAAGTTGAGTGGTGCTGGACGGCGTAGTGAGGATCAGTGACCAGCACGTCAATCTGAGCCTTCCACCATGGCCGCTTCTTGACTATGTCCTCTATGATTATCTCTGTTGTCTTCCTGCGCTCGTAGATCTCATCGAATATGCGTACCTGCCCCTTTATCACCTGCACTGCGTAGAGGGCGTGGGCTGATTCTGAGCTGTAGCCCGGGTCCTCCCAGAGCTGTACGGGGTATTCAGGGTCGTAGGATACATGGCCTACGTGGAAGTCTGGCCTGAATTCGGGGAATACTATGCCCTGTGGAGGACAGGGTATGCCCATGAAGCGCTCCATGAAGTAATCATCAGTGGATTCTGCCCTGAACTGCTTGATCTTCTCGTCCTCTTCGCCTTCAGGGAAGAGATACTTGTTGGAGTGGGTGGGTAGGGCGAATGAGCGCTTGCCTCCTACGCCAACGGACCACTCTGCATGGAGCTTGGGGTACCAGCCGCCTTCCATGGTACCTGCCATGAAGAGCCAGCCGCCACGGGGGACGGTACGCTCTTTCATGCGGTCAAATGCTATTAGATCTATCTGGGATGCCTCGCATCCAATGATGCCACTGGGCGATTCCATGCGTAGTGTACGGAAGTCACGGGCAGACTTGGTACGTACTATGGCTAGGACCGGGTTGTCACGGGGTCCCCCCAGTATTTCGAAGTGTCCTGGGTCCAATTTCTTGTTCCAGCGCCGTAGTAGGCCCATGTTCTTGAAGTAATCCTGCAGGTAGAAGAACTCTCGCTCTGTTCCTGAGTAATCTTGACCTACCAGCCAGTAGACCAGGGGCATGGGCCAGTTGTTGTTTACGGCCTTTTTGAGGTCATCTGGGAACTCCTTGATGAGCTTCTGGGCAGATACCATGGATTTGCCTGCCTGGATGCCTCCAGAGACCATGATGTAGTTATCCTCGCAGTTGAGGATGGGTACCTGGGCAGGTGTTGGCATACAGCCTGCCTTGCGGAATATGGTCTGAGTGCGCTCACCGAAGTGGTGAAGCGTGTCAACTGGCGTTGTCATCTAGTGATACTCCTGCCAGTAGAGAGTCGAACCAGTCGGATTCCTTGCCCTTTTCAGGCCCCTTTACCGGTAGAGAGACTGTATTAGTCTCCGCTGGTGTGTCATCCATGCTGAGGAGCTTCTTGAGGTCGTCCTGGGCCTGTCCTGCAGCAAGGAGAGTGCGTTCTGCGTACTTTTCGGGCTTTAGGCCTCTCAGTGCGAACATCAGGAGCTGGGGATAGCGTAGTATCTGGGAGTACCTGTCTGGCTGTACGGCCCAATCCAGCACGTGGAGCATGCCCTCTTCCAGGTTGTTGCCCCTGGTGTAGGTTGCCTCCCTGTGGCGCTGGTTGAATTCGGGCTCTTTTAGCCATTCTTCAAGGGTCCTGCGCTTTATGTTTGCCGCATCCAGTGCGTCCTTGTCGCTTATGGAGTACTGGAGAGTCTCTATATAGCGATCCTGTCGATCTTGCTTGGTTTCCCCAGGTTTGCTTGGCATCTTGCACTCCTCCCAGGTTGTGTTATAATTCCTTCAGGTGAAGGGGTTTGCGGTTTATTAGGTTTCTCATATTAGATCCTCGCATGTTGTAGCGGTATTGGTTAACTCTCCTTGATGCAAAGGCCTTACTTAAAGACTCTCCCATTAGCGTGGGCGAGAATTAAGTGAGGTCTTTTTCTTTATGACAGTCACATGAGCAGTCCTGCATTTTGCAGTCTCCATGAATATCATAAACACACACAAGGCTTTTCACTAGATCGGAGCCCGTCCCATTGGTCCTCCAGGCCCTGGTCCCATAGGTCCCATTGCCCCTGCTCCTGGCCCCTGTGGACTAGGCTGTAGGACTCTATGATCTGCTGAGCAAGCTCAGGCGGTAACTGCTCCATTATAGCCATAAAACGCGGAGGAAGCTGAGATTGAGGCCCTGCCATAGGCCCTGCGTCCAGGAATGGCTGTGGTGATCGCCCCATAGGAGGCCTTCCTCCACCCATTCTCCCAGGTGGCTGCATTGGTGGTTGTGTCATAATATTATCTCCTTCGACTCATTCTACCATAACCCCGTTATATTTGGCTTCAACATGTGGACGGTAACCCTAAAGACCACACCACACATCACTAAGCCCTACCCCCATACAACTTTACATTAGCTAATCAGTCACCTACTCACACTTACTACTAACCAACTGACTGACTAACTAACGCAAAGTTATACGGGGCTAGGGGGGCTGGGGCGGCTCGCGCGTAGGCCCCCCCATAGACAGCACACAACGCCCATAGAGCCACGCCCACGCGCTCATGCTACCACCAGAGCCTAGAGGAGACCAGAGGAGCCCACAGCGCCCCTGTGGTGGCCACGTTTTGCCGGAGTCCTTGAGGCCCTGATTCCCAAATCCCAGCACCAGACCGCCGGAGCCC